GTATTAAGACCAGCAACATTAGTAAGAGGTAAGAAGATATTGTTTATATCCACACCAAAGGGTAAGAACTATTTTTATAACCTATACAACAAAGGTGTAAGTGAAGAGACACCTGATTATTTATCCTTAAAATATACAAGTTATGATACACCCTTTATTACGGAAGATGAAATTAACGAGGCGAAAAATAGCCTACCTGATGATATTTTTAGGCAGGAGATTATGGCAGAGTTTATTGAAGATGGTGGAGAGGTGTTTAGACACTATCATCAGGCGCAACTAATAACGAGATGGCAAGAACCTGTGGAGAGTGAGAGGTATTGGGCAGGGATTGACTTGGGTAGACAGAATGACTTTACTGTATTAACTATAATAAATAATTTCAATCAGGTAGTTTATATATACAGAGAGAGAAGAAATAATTGGACGAACATAGTAGATGAGATTATAAGGATATTACAGAAATATAACGCACGAGCAATAGTGGAGGTGAATAGTATTGGTGATGTGATATACGAACAGATATTCCAAAAGTATAGAAAGATAGAAGCGTTCCACACAACCAACCAAAATAAGGAAGAGATAATTGGAAACCTTATAGTTCAAATAAACGAACAGACAATACTACTCCCAACCAAACAACTATTTGAACCATTAGACACAGAGTTAAGGGTCTTCACCTTTGAGTATAGCACAAAGAGTAGGAAGATTAGGTATTTCGCACCAGCAGGGTTTCACGATGATTGTGTGATGAGTTTAGCGTTCGCGTTGGAGAGTAAAAGAAATAATGTTCCTAAAAAGTTTGTTGTAGCCTAATGATAAAAAAGATAGATATAGAGATTGATGGTATTGATTATACTTTGCCAGAGAATATTACGGTGAGCCACTACGGCGAGATTATGAGACGAATGTCTTTGAGTGAGAGTATGGTGGATAAAGCACACGATGTTATAGGTGTATTACTGAATATACCATATACCATACTACGAGAGTTAGACCCTGATGAGATGGCGGAATTATCCATATATCTCCAAAATAAGGTCAGTTCACAAGATGTTGGATACATACCCTCATTTACTTATAAAGATGTAAATTATGTGGGTGTGGTGTTTAATAAACTAACCTTTGGTGAATATGTTGATATAATCAATTTGGTTAAGAATGAAGCGTCCATATATATGAATATACATAAGATATGTGCGTTATTATACAGACCTGAAATAAATGGTAAGATAAGTTTATACGATATAGAACAACACGAGATACAGAGTGAGTTATTCAAGGACTTACCATTACAATATTTCTTTGGGATATTCAAGAACCTATTTACCTTTTTAGCACAGATGAGAAAGGACTTTGTAGTATTGTTTGGTGAGGAAGATGATTTACCACAAAAACCAAAGGAAGAGAAGGACGAACAGGAAGAACAAACCAATTTACCCTGGTATAAAATGATTATGAGTTTAACTAATGATGATTTTACCAAAATAGATTATGTAACGGGTCGTCCATTAGTTGAATGTTTTAATCATCTTACATATATTAAATTAAAGGTAGAAGACGAGAAACAACTTATTCTACAACAACAAAACAAGATGAACTTATGAGCGGTAAATTAAAAACATTAAGGGGGTTTGTTAAAGACCTAAAAACGATATACGAGAAACACCAACAGATTAAGGACTTTGGGTTTGGGTTTATAGAAGATGTTACATTCAAAAATCAGGGTGATACGGTTACACAATACCCATATCTCTTTGTAATTCCTGATACATCAATAGTAGATGAAAGAGAATTACAATATTCAGTTAAATTGATTATGATGGATAGAGTTGTTAATTACACAGACGACAACCTATTAGATATTATGAGTGATATGAACCAAATATTACAAGATGTAATAGCACAGTTTGCTTTCTCATATACAGCAGAGAATGGAGATTATACAGGAATATATCAAATAGATTTACCAGTTTCACTACAACCCTTTGCGGACAAGTTTGACGATTATGTCTGTGGTTACTTCGCAACCATAAACATCACATTAGCACAACCACTTGATAGATGTGACGCACCATTTGATAGTTTTGAATAATGGCAATACCTGAAAGATTATTATTGAGACAGTCCCTACAAAGGTCAGCACGAGAGTGGTTGAAGATTTATAGGGAAGAGTTAGCAAAGACAAGACCACACGGGTTAGGAAAGGACGGACAATCAAAAAGTCAGTTCAGTCCTGTGAACGCAAATAGTATTGCGTCAGGTAGAGCGTTAGACGCAGGATATGAGGTTGTAACAACTGATGATGGAACATACGAGTTAATATTTGGACTACCTGAATATATATACTTTTTGGACCAGGGCGTAAGAGGTGGTAGGTTTCAGGAAGGTAGACGAAGAGGCGGTGGTGGTTCATCACCATTTCTTAAATCCATAATGAATTGGATTGAAACAAAAGGAATTAGAACAGAATTATCCACTATGAGTTTAGCGTTCGCAATAAGAACGAATATACTTAAAGAGGGTATTGAAGCAACAAATATAATCTCAACTATAAATGAAAGATTTTTAGAAGAGTATGGGGAACAAATAGCGGACGATTATATGGTTAATATAGAAGATTATATAATAGATAATATGAAAAGAGTTACAGAAAAATACAAATAATATGAGCGTAGTAATAACACAACAAATACCATTATTAACACCAGCAAACAGCGATGTTGTAATGACGGTTTCAGGGTCGTTAGTATTAACAAAATCAAAATACAAATATGTGAGTGATATTTTCACACAAGAATTATCAGGTTCACTTGTTACATATGTAGGTAGAGTTAGACAAACACCAAACCCATCAGGAGTTGGTATGTTGGATTTAAGTAGATACTTACAATTAAGTGTATCACAGGATTTATTCAATGGTGTAATGTATGATATACCAACCACATCTAAATTACAAACAGGATACAATAGTGTAAGAAAGTTTTATGTAATGGCAGGTGAAGAATATGCGGATAGTATATCGGGTTCTGTTGCGTTATATAATGGTAATGGAACACCCATAACAGGTTCATACTTAACATCAACATCAACAATAGGTGGTTATACTTTCAATGGTAATAAACAATTTGATGAAGGACCAGTATGGTCTCCAACAGAATATGTCGCACCAACAGGAAGAACATTATTAACTAACTCACCAAGAACATTATATAAAGAAGAGGACGAATATATTACTACGGGTTGTCTCTATGGGACATATAGCGGAACAACATTCCCTATAACAGGTTCCACATACGCAAGAGTTTATGATAGTGATAATAACCTATTAACAACATACAACCCACAATCGGGATATACGGCAACAAGTGGTGATATATTACCTCTTTTCTGTGGTGTAAGAATATTAGATATAAAATATGGTTATGATAATTGGGATAAGATAGAATTACAAATAGGTTCAGGAAACCAAACAGAGATATTAACAATTAAAAATAATATATGTCCTGTTAAAAAATATGACCCTGTTGATATTATATGGTTGAACCGATATGGTGTATGGGATAATTTTAGATTTTTTGGTAGTAAGAATGAGGAAACAAAAATTAAACGAGATACTTACCAACGACTATATGGAACTTGGTCTTCAACATCATTTACTTATAACACATACGAAAGGGGAACAAGTAATATCAATACCAACTTAAAAGTAGAGGGTGAGATTATGAGTGATTTTTTAGAGAGAGATACGGTGAATTGGTTGGAAGAATTATTAACATCACCACAAATATATAAATTAGAAGAAGGGGTATTAACACCAATTAATATTACTGATAGTTCGTTCAAGAAACAAATAAGAGGTAATGTAAAATTGAGACAAGTAAGTTTCAAGTATGTTTATTCAAGCGAACAAAGAACACAACAACAATAAGAAATGATAGATACATTATTACAAGTAACGAGTTTAAGTGGAACAACTGTCTACCTTGATTTATATGACGATGTAAGTGTTAATCTTAATTTATCGTTCGCAGAGATACAAGATATAACAAGTCGTAATAGTGGTTATAGTCAAACTTTTAGGGTGCCAGGAACATCAAAGAATAATCAGTTCTTCAATTATATGTTTAATGTAAATCAGGAGGGATTATCTTTTGATATACAAAAATCAGTTATATGTTCTATAAACTATAAAGGTGTTGAAATGATGAGTGGGATATTGAGGTTATTAAAAATCATTATAGATAATAACAAAGTAGATTATGAGATTAATATTCAAGATGAGGTTGGAGTGTTTATCAATAGGGTAAGTAATAAACTATTAGTAGATATTGATTATACAGATTTAGACCATCAATATATCTCAACAAATATTAAAGATAGTTGGGACGCAACATATTCAGTCACAGGAACAACAGGAGGATTAAAAGACGGACAGATATTATATCCTTTCGCACACATAGGTTATATATATGATAGTAATGGTGAGGTAGTAAAGTCAGGTAATAACTCATCACCCCTATTAGAGTTAGCGGGTCAGGTTGGTAGTATAAGTAATATTACAACACCACAAAGAACAACGGGTTTCAAACCATCAATACAAATCTATTCTGTATTACAAAGAATATTCAAACAGAATGGGTATAATGTAGTAAGTGACTTTTTTGCCACAGAATATTTCCAACGGTTATATATGCCACTCCTATTCAATAGTGAGACCTATTATATTAATTCACCAGAAGGAACAGATGGAACATCACAGGTTACAACAATCTCTAATTCAGCACCCGTAGGTTTTTCTTTTACAGGAACGACAGGTTGTATATTAATTCAGGGTTATGTTGACTTTGATGAGTATGTATATAATAATGGTGCGTCAGTTGGTTCAGGTTATGGGTGGCAATTAAACGGAAGATTTTATCCCTGGACGGGTGGTGATTATACTTTTAGTTATAGTTTAGATTTACGACTACCTCCATTTGAAGACCCATATACAACTAAAATGAGTGGTGAGGTTTATTTTTATAAAAATAGAACAACAAAATATCAAGAAAAGGTTTTTGATACAGACCCACCACAACCATCTAAAATAGTTTCAAGACAAAATATAACAATAACATTATCACCAGGTGATTATGTAGAATTAGTTGTTGAGTGGCAACAAGGTAATATTGGTGATTGTGGTGGTGAAAAATACGTAACACCTGATATTCAAGCAAGAACATCAATAGCTTCTGTAACAGACGCACCTAATTTAGTTGTAGGTTCAACAGTAATAGTAGGAGACCAATTTACACCTGAATATAAACAACTTGATTTTCTTAAAGGACTTATTACACAATTCAATTTAGTGTTCGTTAAACACCCTTATTTGAGTGATACATACATAATGGAACCATATAACGATTATGTAGGACAAGGAGATACATTAAATTGGACTGATAAATTAGATATGTCTAAATCTATTGAAATATCACCCATAACAAACTTGGTTGGTAAAGCAATAGATTTTGTTTATCAAGACGACGCAGACAGCACCAATTCATATACCAAATCAATTAACAATAATAGAACATTTGGAACATTTAATTTTATTCCATCAGGAGTTACTATTAACGATAGTCCATTAAAGTTTGAGAGTTTCTTTTCACCAACACCATTAGATATTTTAACTTATGGTGGAACACCAAATCCTTTTCTTGTTCCACAATTTTACGGAACAAAAGACCTTACAGTAAGTGGAACAACTCTAACACAATTACTACCGATGAAATTAAAACCTCGTATATTACATTACGGAGGATTAGTTACATCAAATGAAAATTGGTATTACTATGACGATGTAGCAGCAACAACATTAACATATTCAGTATATCCTTTTTTATCACATCAAAATATTATACCATCAACACCAACAGGACAGGCAATAGACCTTAACTTTGGTAATAGTTCTTCACCACAAGACACATACGCTTCAACAACAACAACAAACACAGCGTTTAATTTATATTATAAAGATTATATAGATGATTTATTAAGTGAAGACGCCCGTATGGTTTCAGCAAGTTTCTACTTAACGATAGTAGATATTAATAATTTACAATATA